TACGTCTGTATCACGAAAGATACGAATTAAAGCTGGGCTTGCTGGTATGTTGCCTGATGTGAAGACAACATTACCACCACCTGTTGTGGTGTAGCTGGTTATATTATAGTGAGTACTGGTTGTCTTTACGACACCATCTACCTCTACTTTAACATCAGCTTCTTTTATAGAAGGGAAAGAAAACGTTTTAGTTGCGTTTCCATCCCCAGTGTAATCTACGAATGTTGTTGCCATTATTTATAAATGTTGAGGAGGTTTGCTGTTTGCGATTTCTTTAATTCTTGTAGTTCTTTAGCAGCCTCTTGAGTTTTAATTAACTCATTAATCTTTTGTTCTACACTAATTGAACGCCAAGCTGTTTTACGAGCCTTATCAAATAATCTTTTTATAATTATATTATGGTAGTAATCTCTTGCGTCATACTGTCCACGTCTACCGAATCGTATATCTTCATACATTTTCTCCATAGATGCTATTATTTTAGGATCTTTAGATAATTTATCTAGTTCTCGCTCTAAGTTTTGCACACCTATAGCCTGTTGAAATCTAGATCTAACTTCTGGTACATCAGTTAAATTAGTACCATCAGGAGCGTAGTATGTTGACATACGTAAATCATATCCACTGTCAAAAAGTAACTGTCTACCCGGTCCTTGGTCTAAACTAAGAGCCACAGGACTGACAGCGTTAAATGCACGTGTTAAAAAGTCCCAATCTTTTAAAGGTTTACCATTTAGTAAATCATATTTAATAGGTAATTGATTGGTATTGTTTGCAAAATTTTCCATAATTAAGTTTCGGTTTCGTATAGACTGATCTATACCTGATCCGATTTCTCTCATATGTGGTGTTAAAAGTTTACCAATTTCATTACGTAAACCAGCTAGTGGTATCTGATTATTACCAAGTCCAGCTATAATTCTGTCAAATTGACCGGGGCGTCCAGCAAATAAATCTACAAATGACTGTATACCAGCTAGGTATGACTTACTGGTTATTGCTTGTGCAACAACAAGAGAAATTTTTTGCAATTCTTTTTCTGTCCACTCGTCACCCATAAGCTCACTGGCATCACCTACATCAGCTATGGTAGACATAACAAGGTTAAAAGGTTCAAACGAATCGTAACCAACACGTACAGCACCAAATTTCATAGTTCTTGGTTCCCATTTACCATCAAGCCAAGCTTGTCTTTTTTGTCTGTCAACTGATCCATTACCATTAAGATCACCACGCATCCAAGCCTGTGTAGCCATAAATACTACTCCAGAGCCTATCGCCAATCTACCTGTTTGTAAAGCTTTAGCATTAGCTAATTCTTCTACGGATGTAATACCATACTTAGCTACGTTTTCTAAATTAGTAGGACTTGCTAAAGCTATTTCATTAAACTCTTTAACTAAAAAGTTAAAACCGGGAGTATACTTACCTGTTAATGCAAGTCCGTTTACACCAGTTCTAGCAAACAAAAAGAATGGTTTAGCTAAAGGTGCAGCAGTAAACACATCGTTAAGACCCTTTGCAAAGCCTGTAAGTTCTTGTGTAAGTGTAACTTCTTTACGTGCAAACTTTGTAGCGTCATCTGTTATATTACCAGCAGCATCAAAAACTTGACCATAAAAATCATCTTCATAAGCTTTCATAAGATCTTTAGTTATTACAGGTGTTTTATATCCACCTTCCTGTAACTCAAGAACTCTACGCATAGCTTTCTCACGCATCTTAGCACGACCTAATATAAACGCAAACGAGTCGTCAGTTGCGGCCATGATTTTTGTAGAGTATGTAAGAAAATTACTGTTGTTAGCGTTACGTGCTATGTTTGCTACACGAAAAGCTGCTTGCTCTCCGGGTGTAGCTCTACCACTGTCTTCTGCCCATCTACGTAGTATTTCCCAGTTTTCATCACCTTTACTATATTCAGAGAATCTTGTTTTAATACTTGCTATATCACCTTTCCAGTATGAGTTAAGTCTTGTTCTAAATAAATCAAACGACTCAGGTATAGCTTCTATCATACCATTTACAGCTGCAAGGCTAGATCTAAGAGTTGCTATATCTCCAGTAAATGGAGCTCGTGTAGCTGCTCCTAATGCAGTAGCTACAGGTCTTAAAAATGTTGCACTAGCTGTACCCATAACTGCTCGAATTGGTGTTTTCGGTCCTGATAAAACACTGTGAGTCATAACTCCTTCTAGTTCTCTTATAAGAGTACCAGTACGATCTACCCCACCTTGCTCAAGTTTACCACCTAACAATACAGTTCTTGCCCATCTGTCAAAGTCATCTAAGCTATTTACATCTTTCATCATTGAGAAAGCTTCGTACATAGCCATAAGTAGATCTTCGTCATCGTCAGCTATTTTAAGTACAGTCTGTATAGCTTCTCTAGATTTAGCTACATCTTCTTTTAGTACTTCTTCGATAGCGTCTTTACGTTTTTTACCAGCACCTAGTTCTCTAAACGAATCAGATTTAACTAATCTAGATTTCTTGGTCTCGTATAAAGTAGTTAGCATCGTATCAACTAACTGTTTAGTTGGTCCATCTACAGCATTTATATCTACTATATCTGCTATTTCTCTACCAGCAATACCAGTATCTTGTAATTGTTTTAAAAGTGAACCTACAAGTAAGTCACCTATAACTACGTTTTTAGATGTCCATACTTCTTGACCATCAATAACATCGTTTGTTTCAAACAATTCTTTTAGATACTGAGACGCTGACATATCAGTAGCTTCTCTACCATTAGTAATACGCTGATGACCTTCTATAGCTTCTTTAAATTTAGCAACAAGTGCTTTTCTATTACCCTTTACAGCAGCCATTTCTTTAGCAAACTTATCATTACTCATTAAAGTTTTAGCTATACGTTCAATAGTTACATCATCTGTGCCGCTTTCTTGTGCAATACGCTCACGTTCTACTGGTGTAGTAACTGAGCCGGTAGATCCTTCTTCTGATCCCCATTCGTTACGAGTACGAGATAGTTGATCTCTAGCTGTTTGTGGATCAACTTCTGATATATGTGCTCCTTGGTGTGGGTCAGCTACAGGTCTATTCTTATCAGCTCTAAAATCTGTATCACCCTTACGAAGTTGTGCAATACCAGCCTGTACTGTCTGGTTATCTATGCTTTTATTACGTGCTTTAATTTGGTCTACAACAGGCTTACTACCTTTTTTCAATGTGTAGGCAATACCATCAAATAAAAGACCTATTCCCATCCCTTCTATGATGTTTTTTACTTTCATCATAACTGGATGGTCTGTGTCTTTTGTTGCTAATGGTGTATCAGCCCAGCCATATCTTTCAGATAATGCACCTAATGCGTTTTGGTTGTCTGACTCTTTTGAAACAAGGTCAGATACAGCACCAACAGCTGCACCTCGGGCTACACTACTACTAGCAAGCCCAACTAATCCAGCTGGTATAGTCACAAGGCCGGTAGCCGCCGCAGCCTTAGCTGCTCCGATTGTACCGACTGCTAATGAACCAAAGTGAACTAAGGCTCTTAGCTGTTTACCCCACCATGTTTTAGTTTCAATAGGGTTGTCGTAGGAGTCGAATGGAGTAAATTCTGGTTTATAAAATCCTTTTTCTTTTTTCTCTTTCTGCATCTCTCCTGACAACGCATCCATTGTACGCTCAGGGAATGTGGCTATTGATGATGCTGTGTCTTGCAGACCGCCCGACAGTATTGACTGACCCTCTTTAATGAGTGCCTTAGCACCCCAAGTTTCAGCATTACGTGGGTCGACCTGTTCAGATACAGCTTGTTTTTCTTCTGTTTCTTCTTCTTCTATTCGTTGCCTTTTCTCTTCTTCACGTTTAGTGTAGACGTCTATGGCATCTCTAGCAGCTTCTATTCCAGAATCTATCGCTTCATCATCAACGCCACCATAACCATAGGAATTTGTCATGGTATAATATTAATCCTTTATTGTTTGTAGTGGGTTAATTGGGTCAAAGAACTTTTGTACTTTTTCATTTCTTTGTTTTTGTTTCAGAGCTTTCACGTTTTTGTTACCGCCTTGCTCGTCATCAAGTTTTTGTGCTTTTTCTATTTCAGTTAGTAACAAATCAGCTATAGGTTTAGCTAACATATTTAAGTGAACAAACTTGTAGTTAGCTAATCGAGGAAATATCTCTTTCATAGCTTCTATTTCAGCTTCACTAAATACAGTTAAATCCGTTACTGATAATTCTCCTCTTTCAATCTTCATGCCACGTATAGAGTTTCTTTTGTTTAGTTGAAATCTTATATTTTCAAAAGCAAGAAAATCTTGAAAGTTGTCATTAAATTCTAAACCGGGGTTAGCTTCTAAATACTTTTTAAAAGCAGGCTGTTCAAAAAGTTCTGTAAGCTGTGCTCCTGTTATACCGTACCGTCCAAAAACAGCGTCTGGGTTAGCTTTAGCCATAGAGACAATAGTACGAGGTAAATTGCTAGTATCGTTAGGATCAAATACACGTAGGTCTGAAAGTTGAACTTTCGCACCATCTATACCTAATCCTTTTGTAATACTATTCATAACACCATAACCAAAACTTTCTATACCACCTTCTACACCCTTTTTATTACGTTTAAAATAGTTGTATTCAGTACCTGTAAACTTACTATCATTAGCACCTTCTGTTGCTTCTGGTAAAGCAAATGTTTCTAAAATAGATTCAGCCATAGGTTTACCAGTAATTGAAGAGTCCTTGCTCATCAAAGTCATTGTGCCAACTAAACCGTTTGTATCATCAAAAGTTATCTCGTCGCTTGTCATAAACTTACGTCTAGGATCTACAAAAAAACCCTGTTGAGGATCATCTTTAAATACACCTAAAGCATTAAGTCGTCTAAACATAAGCTCTCTAGGTTTCATAAAAGTCCCGTCAGTGTCTCTGACTTTAAATTCAGACCACCATTGTAAAACTTCTTTGTGTAGCTTTCCACCACTTTTTATGTGTAGCAAAGTTTTTTCTACCCAAGGAGCTTCACCAGCATACAGCTCATTAGAATCTACTGTACTGCCTTGGCTTTCTTTATGTAGCTTTATTAAATCTTGTTTTTGATATGCTAACTTTGAACTGTTAACAATAAGTGTAGCATTAAATTCACCGTCTTCTAATCTTGTAAAAATTTCATCAAGTTTTTCTTTGACAAAAAGTTTAGGATCGTTATTGTTATCAACATGAATTTCATAATCTGATTTACCGCCGGGGTCTGCACTTAAGATTAATGAAGCTTTTAGTTCATCTTTTAAAGTAGTTGCAAGAAACATATCATCCATATCTAACTCGCCTACCTTTTTGTTTTTAAACCTAGCTATTCCTATTTTTATAGCACCGTCAAATCCATTAATTAAGTTTGCATTTTTAAGTGTAGTGTCAACGTCTTTGTTGCCTAGGTAATCAGTTGCGGTTTCTAAGTCAGTTATAAATTTTGGTTTTATACCTTTTATAGGATGATTAGGAATCCATACGTTTTGATCACCGTAATACTTTTGTAGAATTTTAAAAGCTTCAGCACCTGTAACTTTACCGTTTCTTTTAGCAACTGCATTGTATAAGTCAGTAGTTTCTTTCTCGTAAGGTCTTTGCAGTTTCTGATGAGTTTTAGCTTCTTCTGTTTTAAACAGCTCATGCTTTCTTTCAATAGCATCTTCTAAAAGCTTAATGTTATTAGACACTTTTAAAAAGTGTTTACCATCAGCTGGTAAGGATTCAGCATAAGCATTATAACTTTCATAAGTAATGCCAGAAGAAGCGTCTTTGTAAGGTAAATTATCTAATACAGCTGAAGCATCTTCACGAGATATTAAATTGTTATCAAGTAAATCTGCTGTATGTTCAAAGAAATATGTTGTAGCCTTAGCCATGTCTCCGTTAAACCCATAGGTTGGGGCAACAGAGATTTGTTTAATTAAACTAAATTTAGTATCTTGAAATGTAGTTAAATCTTGACCGTTTTCTGGTGAAATACTTATGCTACGTACAGCTTCTTTTATCTTGTTATCTATAACTTCTTTTTGTTCAAGCTTTAGATTGTTATTAATCTGTGTAGTTAAGGCGTACCCATATCTACTAGAGATTGTATCAATACTAGGCTGTACAATTTTTAAAAGATTTTTCTCGTATCTACCAGAGTCTATTTTAAATCCTCTGTCTAATGCTTCTACGTGTATTTTGTTGCGTATAAGTTGTTGTACAAACTTACGCATTTCTACACCTTCAGCTACGTTAGTCAGTGAGTCATGACCTAAACTTTGTAACGCACTTGAGTAAATAGATCCTATAAACTCTTTATCTTCATACTTGGCAAGGAAGGTTTTTAAATCTACATCCTCATCAAGATCAAAGTTTAATTGTTTTAGGATCTCTTGTACTTCTGGTATTCGAGTGTCTTCGTTATTACCTATAAACTCTGCTAATTTAAGACCATTATAGGACGTTTCGTTATTAGTATAGTTGAGGATTTCATTTCGATTTTTTCTGTCTTCAGCGTACTTGTAATCGTTTAGTTTATCTTCCAAGGATTGAGCTTGGTTAGCTCTTATAAACTCACCAGCCTTTCCAGCTATTTTAAATAAGTATTCTGTTCTTCTGTCCCTTGTTTTTTGCTTATTTTCTTCTATCTTCATCATGTCATTAAAGAAGTCTTTAGTATCTTTAATGTTTTCGTCAATCTGTTCGTTGACTTTAGCTGTCATGTCAGCTTCTGTTGCTAGATAGTTAGTATCACTAATATTAGGTATCTCGTCTTGTGGAGTACCTACGACGTTTCCGTAAGATGATGTCATACTACCTCCATGTTTACGTCTATTTGGCTATAATCTACAATTAAATGATTCTTATGTATACCTACAGCCATAGGATTTTTCTTGACAACATCTTGTGCCATAGCTCCACGATAGCGTGTAAAGTCATCTTTATAATTAAACTCATAGACTTTATAGCCGTCAGGAGACGTGCCTACTTGTTTTATATTTTCTTTCATTTTAATGTCAGAGTTACCATAATCAGGATGGAATGGAAGTGCTAGTCCAGCAACTTGCATAGTAAAGTTAAGGAATCCACTCATTCTATCTGTTGGTGATAGCATTACAGGTGCACCGTATGCTGCTGGTATACCCAGTGCTTCACGTGCTTTTGCGTTCTTGTTTAGATATTTACGCCTAGCTCCAGTCTGAGCATAAGCCATGTTTCGACCAAACGTAGCGTTCATTACACTGTCTACTTTTGCTCTAGTTTTTAAATAACTTAGGTAGTTGTTTCTACCAGCTGTTTTAGATCTACCAGCCTGTAAAGATTTACCTCTAGCTTTATTACTATAAAACTTTCTAGCAGATTCTTGTACAGCCAGTCTACCTTTACCTTGCTTGTATAAAGCTTGAACATAGGCGTCACTAAGGTCACGACCATATCCTATAAGGTTTCTAGTCTGTGTTCGTTTTAAGCTAGTTTCTTTGTTAAAAAACTTTAATGCTTGTTGAGCATATACAGAGTCTTTCTCTCTAGCTTTCTGTTTTTGCTGGGCTCGTAGTCCAGCGTTAGCATCCATGCACACGGCAAAATTCTATAAATGTTATATTGTTCGGCCCATATTTTAACTTACGTAAAAATTTAAAGCCAAGGAACTTTAACAGTTTTAAATGCACTGTGTTCCTACTGTCAACTTTATTCCAAAGGAGATGCTCGGGACGGCTATCGACATACCGTTTAGCTTCTCTTGCAAATAAAATTGGTTTCTCATGGATTACTGGGGTGCAGAGCATCCATATATCTCCTTCTTTTCCTACACCAGCCATACCAGCAGTCTTGCCGCTAGGCGACGTAAAATACACACAGGAGGGCTCAAGAGCCATTAGGGGCAGATATACCATAGGATCTATTCCGTGGCCCTCTGAGATCTCTCTGAGGTCGTCTGAGCGTAGGTTAGTGGCTACCTCTAAGGCAGCCTTAACTGTAATCGGATGAATGTATTTACTTAATGGTTTCATATATTGGTTCTAACTTTTTTATTGTATCTGCCATCCACGGCTCCCAAGGCATTTGCTTCATACCTCTCTGGACATACCTTTCATAGTATCTATTGGTTTTCATTCTCCAATAAAGGTATCCAAGTTCTTGTGCGGTTAATTGTACGTTATACACGGCGATAATATTTGGGTGAGTAATCCCCTTCCCATGACAACGATCTAAGCGTAGCTGGGGCAGGGTGTGATGATTTGAGTGTTATCTCAACATTTGTGTTTTTTTCATATACAGGTACAGTCTTAATAAACTCTTCTAAGTATGGTGCATCAGATGCGTCGTACTCGTCAAGTTCTGTAGACTCGTATACTTCTGTGTAATCTGTTTTACCGACACGTTCAAGTGTGGTTTCGTATAGACCTACTTTACCGAAGTGAAACTTAACTCTATGTAATACTAAAGAGGAGTTTACGTCTGCTGTAGCTCGTGAACCATCTATCTTAGTAGGATAAAGTGTAGGTAGTTTAACTTCATACGGGTAAATATAGCCTATTGTAAGTGTCGCACTAGACCAATTACCGGGCACAGTAAAGTTTGTACCTGACACTGTAGGTTTAGCATACCTACCAACTCGTGCGGAGCTAGTATCTGTATCTATTACAACTAGATCGTGGTTAGGAGTTGTGACTGAGCTTAACCAACTGACACTAGAAAAGGTAGTTAGGTTTGTAGCTGCACTAAAACTGCCACCACTTACAGTAGTATGATTATCTACATGTAATAAAAAGTCAACTGTATCTTGTACTATACTGGGGTCTGAGTCAGTCTGTACTAGCTTAATGCTTTGCAAATAGTAATCACTATCTAAAAAGAAATACTCATCATTAATAATAAAATGATAAGTTAATGGATTGTTTAGTTTCCATTTAAACCATGCAGCTTGTACTCGTTTGTCTGCGGACTGAAAGTACTTGTATCCAAATACCTCGTCTGTTCCTGTCTTACCTATTAACACAACAGAGTTTTCTCTTGAGTTAGTTATTAGGTCTATATTTTTAGGTAGTAATGTAGGAACCACCTTACTAACCTCTATTACATTAGGCTCTCCTTCTCGTGCTGAGTTAGCCATCTCGTTAAATCTACTAAACTTACCAGAGTTATCTATATAAGCTATTGTAGTTCCAAGCGAGATAGGAGGCATGTTTTCGTTATAGTTAAACGTAGCTATGCTTCGTAGTTTAGCTGTATCAGGGTTAAAGACTGTATCATCTGATGCAAGTAAAAACTGTTGGTTTGTACTAAACACAAGTAAACCAGCATTAATTTCTATACCATCAAATAGATCAGATGGAAACATAGATGCTGCTGATATATCTACAGGGTCAGCTACTGATACTGTTAGAGCTGTTTCTATAAAGAAGTTAGGGGTTCCTAACGTACCGGGTCTAGATGTAACAACATTCTCGCCTGCTAAAAACGCTAATCTGTTACGAAAGAATAGCACCTTGTTAATACGTTTACCTACGAATGATGGCATAGGGTTTGTAAATGTATCTCCTACATCCCTGTCACCATATGTAAACTGCTTTACAGTAAATGTAGTTGTACCTGTACGCTGTATAACTAAAGGCATATTAGTTAACGTTGTAGTAATACCCGGTAAAGCACACTCAGTCCAAGATCCACTACCATCTTTATCGTTTTGACCTTCAAATTTTAGGTAGTAGTCATCCTCTTCTGATCGTAGTGCGTTAGCTACTCTAACTATATAGCCATGTTTACACTGGTTTGGTAACGATTGTACGTCATTGACTGAGCCTTGCATGACTCTCATTAAATCATTTTCGACTACGTTAACTGTAAATGAGTTAGAGCTAGATAGATAGATGCCATTACCTATTTGTTTACCGTTTATACCACTAGGTAATTCTGATATAATACCACCAATAATTGTGTCAGCAGTTACAGCTGTTTGTGCATCAAAAGGTGTAGGCTCTGGACGTATAAGCCCGTCACCATTACTACTGATTGTAGCATTTACCTGAGTAGTTTCTATCTCTTCTACACGTATAGTATAGGTTGCATCTGTTGTTTGTGCAGCAGCTTTTGTAGTACCACCTCCACCTTTTGCAGAGTCAAGAGTTACTGTAACTGTGTCACCTACAACCCAACCTTCACCACCATGCAGTAACACTACTTCACGTTGATAGCTACACTGGTAGTTGTCTCCGTCTGGTCCATCACTATTCGTTGCTTGGTAGTTAGGGCTTACACCTTGCTGACCTAAAGCATTAATTCTAAATATTAAGTTTTTTTTTGAACCTGAGTCCACGCTAAATACTTGTGTACCAATTCCCGGGCACGAACCTGACCCATCGCCTTCAAATAAAGTATCATCTGATATTTTAATACGTGTAGCACGAGTAAGAGTTGTGACGTCAGCGGTTCTAAATACATCCACACCATATTGTCTTCCGTTTTCTGTTCGTAATAATTCCAGCATTGCAAAGTGTGCATCTGGTCTAGCTGTTGATGTACCAGTCTCACCTACTAATGTGTTAGAGTTAGTACTGTCACGACTGCTAACAAATGTAGTATCGTTAATAGTTAAAAACTGTAGGTTTTCTGGTGTGCTTGTAGCTAGATAGTTTTGTATAGCAGTCTTTCCGCCTGTGCCGTAAGCTGTTGTTATCTGTGTACCTTCGCTACAA